TCTTGTGACAACTGAAAAACTCCTCACGAGAAATCCAGCCGTAGACATCTATAACCGATTCTTCTGCTATATGACAGAGAATACAAACGTCAGTTACAAAGTCTGTAAGTTTATCTAACTTGAGTATTGGCGGTGCGTACTTGGTTGATTTAACTTCCACAGATCTGCGGCCCCAGTAAAGATCTGGTTCGTCACCATCGCCTGATGGACTAATAAACTCACCTATAGGGAACTCAACCAACTTGGAGACAGCAATCTCACCTTGCAGTCCTAGATAATGTGACAGCCAGGGACTTGTATTTCTGGTATAACTCTTCTCGCCAACCGGCACATACTTACTGCCCAGCCGTCTATCAGCGAGGCGCTTTGCCAGAACCTGCTCTCGCGGTTCCAGAAGAACTCTAACCGGTTTAGTCAAAATCAATTACAGATAAACGTGGAAGACTTCTGCGGCGTATTCATATCCGTCATGTTGATACTCCTTGTATTTTTCATGCTCTAACACAACCCACTGGTAACCGTGAATTGGTTGTGCCTTGCGAGAACTTGTCCACCAGGGTCTGAAGGTCAGCCGCACTAGGCCAGAGAAAGCGGGGTCATCGAAAAGGTACTGTCTCTTCTTGGCTTGATCCCATCCAGATCGGACAAGCAAAGCGGCGTAAAGTAACTTACCACTTTGTACCTGACAGAGAATTTCTGCGGCTATTTTGTCTACGATATTTCGTGCATACGGAGGGTTGGTAATTACAACCTGACATTCGTGATCATACAGGCAACCTCCCACTGCGTCATACCCCTTATCGAGAAGCTGAGTTACCAGTTGGCTCTCACCATCTTCACTCACACAGGGGTCTAATATTGTCCCGTTGAAATCGAAGTCATAACATTCCAGCAGGCTATCCAGGCATCTAGGGTCAACTGTTTGGTAGTTATCTCCATCGATGCGAGGATACCCGCTGATAGTAAAGCTACCCAATATTAGATCGCTTTGGTTCAGCCACTTTTTGGCTAACCCAGTTGTGATACTCATCTATCGGGTAGCGTATAACATTTGGAGTTGGCTGCATGAACGGTGGGCCACCTCCATCTGAACGTAACTGTTTCAAGATATTTCTGGTGACATCCATCATCGCACACAGTTCTTCTATACGATAAAATTGTTTGTCCATTTACATACCGCTGTCGGCTGACTGCTGCTTCTGCATCGGCTCATCGATCTTGCCTGTGAGAAACTTATCGCCGCCGTTTTTTGGTTCTTGAAACCAGAGCGACATTTTGTTTGCGACATCCAGTCCAGCCACTTCAACCTTGCCGGTAAACTTTGGAGCCTTCGGGTTCTCGTTTTCATTTTCAAAAACCGCGCCGACCTCCAAGAACACTCTACGCACAACCTTATTACTATTTGTTGTGACCTTCTGAATAACTGCGTTTACTTTATCTCCTTGGGCATTGACTATATAGCCCTCTCCCGAAAGAGATGTCTTGTCTTTTGGTGAGAAGAATGCGCAGTCACCAACTTTCTGCTCGTATTTACCATTTTCCATTTAATCTTCCTTTCAAAAAGATTCATCTATGGGCGTTACAATCGCCCCGTTTCCAGTGTCTTCTTTTTTAGTTTCTTCTTTTGGCGGCAAGCCTTCCCCTTCCTCTTCTTCACCGCTAACACCCCATATCATCAGAAGGCAGCGCCTCTCTGCGTATGTGAGTGTTGATTGTTGTGTCATATGTGCGGCAGTCATCTTCCGCTCATCTGTTGTAAATCGTAATGGATATGAAACGCTAAACCACTCACCACTGCTGTGACGCAGTGTCGCGACATAGTTTTCCGCAGCGTCTACGGAAAAGCACAACGACAAACCATGTTTGGCTGCAATAGGTCTTGTCACTTTGCGGATATCAGCCATCGTTGCGTATCTGTTTTTATGGTAGCCAACACCGTTCATAATTGGCTCGACCATCTCGCCCTGGGCATCAGCGTATGCCTTGGAAATCTTCGCGGTATCTGCGCTGCGCTTTCCCATATTTTTCTGTGCAATTGCTGCGTCAATCGACGCACTTGATAGATCTGTCATTATACTAACCCCCATATATCTTTTGCAAATTTTCGTGCTTGGTCATCCCAGTAAAAGGAACTCATGTCTTTGGGCATCGATACAGCCATTGCTGCATCCCAGCCCATGCTGTAAAGGCGCATGGCTAACGCCGCCCTTGCATGGCGTTTACTCTTGGCGCGAATGCGCTGCTCATCTGAAAGTGTGTAGATCGCCCAGCCCTTGGCGGTGCTTTTCTTACCGCTTGGCGTTTTTCCAGTATGTGGACGAACATAAACGATATGTTGTGGACATCCGCTGACATCAGCGTAGAAACCCAGTTGGGTTTGATGGTTCTCGTTAAACTCTAAGCGGTTACTGTTTGTTGTTTTCAAATCCCAGTAGGCGTACTTCTTAGCTTTGCCTTTGATCTGGTGCTTGAAGTCGGTATAGCCGAGACAACCCCGTGGGCCGAATGGCGTTGGGATGTCTGCGCGGTGTGGAGTCTGCGCCGAAATAAGTTTACCCAGACCCAGTTTTTTAAACTCGTCTGAATCAATCGCTATATATAACTGGTTAATGAAGTACTCGATATTGTCGTATTCACGCAGTTGTTTCTCATCGCAGTACTCAGCGCTTTCTTTTTTGATCCTTTGCAGAAAATCTTGACGGCATTTATATGTTGCTTCGTCCAGTGTTGCGCCGTGGAGAAGTTTTGCCAGTACAGCCAGTTCTACTGAATTGCCTCTCGAAGCTGCTGGGCCAAATTCTGTTTCGTACTTCCAGTCTGGGTGTCCAAATATATCAGCGTTCTTTAATAGCCATAGAAACGGCTCAACTGTTAGTAGGTTATCGTCGCTTGGACTGCCTCGTTTGAATGGAAATGACATAGGCTCTCCTCAATATGATGAGGAAACCTAGCATGTATCACTTTATGATACAAAGTATTTTTTACAATACAGTGAGAAAACTTACGATTTTATATAAAACACGGTATTCTGACGTATTTAAGAACCAGCTTTGTAAACTGCTCACATCCTTCGGTATTGTCTCAAAACGTGGCTGATCCTCCGCTTTATAACGAACTGAGCGTATTTCGCCATCTACCTCTATAATATACAGACAGTTGTCTTTCATGGTTGTGTTCTGGGAAAGATTGGCATAGCTGCCCGAAGGAATGAAACCATCCAGATCACTGTTTACCAGCTTGGTGATGTATTCATAATCTTCTTCCAGCACAGAACCGGCTTCGTCTGGTGGGTTCTCGTTAAGATTATTAAAATCAACATACCCGCGCTCTGACTCGCCGCGCACTTCTGCTTCTGATACATGTCTCTTTAGTATCTTGCTATACGCTTGTGCGATATCCGCAACCCAACGATCAGACAACGGCCTCTCGCCTCTACTTATCTTATAAACGGCAGCTTCGCTCCTGCCGATAGCCGCAGCCATTTCTTTATAGGTATGGTTTGCTTCCCATTTAAGGCGTTCAAAACCGGAGTGTTCCAGTTCATCTCTTTTTCTAGCCAAAGTAAGATCCCCCCAGACCTTTTTTGTAGCGATGACGC